TTTGGTTGGCGGGAAGAAGAAGACCCATTCAGTCAATAGAGGCATACATACAATGAGAGATCGAATGCCTGGTTAGATAGATAAACATATCTAGCCCAAATTATCCACAGGGTTATCCACATCCTGTGGATTTTTTGTATGTGTGGGCATGTGGGCCAAATTTTCTATTTACGATACATGATCAAAACCCCTGAAGCTTGGGCCAAATTTTCTATTTACGAAGCCTTGACAAAAATCCCTGAAAATGCTACACAATATGTCTATATGATTAATTATACATATAGAATGTCGACAAATGTGTAGAGAATTTGGCAAAATAGATCAAAATTCCTCATGAAATCTATTGACAAATATGGATCAATATGCATGCATGTATGCCCAAATGAATAGACATTACGATACGTTATCTATTAAGGATGCGTCATTACATATGTATATCTAACTATATATAACTATAGTATATGATATGCTATCTATAGTATAAATTCTCCACAATGCTCCACTTTACTCCACAAAAAAAGCCCTAGAAGGGCTATTAGAGAGGAGATAAATGGGAGGGGGATATAGGAGTTAGCTGTTAATTTGTGCTATATCTGTGTCTACACAGGGCTTGTCATTACATCCACAGAGTTCTTGATCTAAAGCTACATTGCTACGAATATTATCTAAATAGTAATTTCCAGCAGAATCAGCATTTATCCAATCAGACATTACATCTGGTTCTATATTCTGGTACATGATATCTTTGCCATTTAACACTAGATGAACCATATATCCTATGCCTAGTATGTATTTGTATCTTATGGGTCCTGATGAAGATTCTATCTCTCCACTTGCCCCCGCCATATTTACTGCTTCAACATCATCATCATCAACATCTGTGATATCCACACCCATTGCCTCTGCTGCAGACTCATAGTCTGCCCATGTAGACTCATTTGGGTGATCATCCACAAACATCTCTGCTTCGCCTAAATCTAGGTCATAGGCTTCCATTGCTTTGGCAATCAAATCTTGAGTATCATAATCACTATAATTGTCGACAATATTAGTTGCATCGTCTTTGGTTATATTAAACTGATCAGTGAGCTCTTTAATTCTCAGAGCACGTTCTTCAAGGTATGAGTCAGATATATCTTTGATCACATCAGCAATTAGGATCTTTTTCATAGTTCTAGTTTACCATATTTTGCTTTTATTGACTTTAGACTTTCTAGTCCAGGTTGAGACTTTATGGCTAGGTGTTCCCATATATGTATCTTCAATCAAAGCTTTATTCTTATCTAGGTCTTGTATTGCTCTATTGAGTTCTATCATATCCTTAGCAGAAAGTCTCTTACTTTCCAATTCCCGCCCATCAATTGCTTGAAGCTTGCGTCTAGTCTTTTCAATATCAGATAGACTTTTCTTTTTCTCAGCTTCGATAGATGCTCTAGATTGACCCTTATATTTCTTTTTAGCCATATAGTAATTATACTATATTGATATAATTCTAGTCAACTGCTTTATGCTCTAATTTACTGCCTATTGCTGCAGCTTTCTTTCGTATCTTTTCGGCTGAGTTTATTGTATGTTCTATGGATTTCTGAAAGGATTTGCACATTTTGCAGAGATCGAGCATATCTGGATAGTTTGCCCATGCTGCTCTATTTGTCTCTATTGAACATGTCTTACACATTGGTGATGCCATTGTAGTTCTTTCTCTATTAAAGGGAATATTCCCTTATAGAACTATTATACACCTTTAGGCTTCCCCGCCTTCATCGTGCCCCAAGGGCTATCACTCATTGCCTTAAACACCTTTGCACTTTTAATTACATTACATCTTCCGTGTGCTGGTCTAACATTATCTAAGTTATCTGAACCACCTTTTGATAAAGGATATAGGTGATCTATATGCAAGCCATTATCCCATCCAGGCTTACCACACTGTCTTGGGGCAGATAAATCTATTGGGGTTTGGCAGATATGGCATAAATTCCCATACTTATCTAGAACCTGCTTCTCAGAGTAAGGTGCATGTGCATTGTTTCTTTTTAAAGCTTCACGCTTTCTATTTTTCTTTCTTCCCCATTCTTTTACTTTCTCTGGGTTGGATTTTTTATATTTTTGCTCATGAACCACTCTTTTGTCTCTATTTTCTTTATCATATTTTTTACTGGTTTGTCTACTTTTCTCTGGATTTGCTCTATGGTAGGCAGCATTATAAATAGACCTACATGGCTTGCAATAGCTACCACTTATTGATTCAGCAACCTTGCATGAACTACAAATTTTCATCAAACCCTACCCTAAATGTGTCAACGTAGTTGACTGGGATCTCTCTACCGCCGCCGATTTCACTAATTGCGATCTTATTTTCATGATATTGCATATGAAAGTCATATAATTGATGTGTGACTGAACAAAAGCATATGGGGCAGTGTGTGATCCACTGAGACTTGTCTTCCCATTGTTTACTCATCAGCTTCAGGTGAAGGAATCGGACCTTCATTATCAGTTTCGGAAACTGCTCTACGGCCATTATAGGAACCTGAACTGTCTTTAGGGACAATTCGCTTAATTTCATATAAACAGTTTGGACATTCGCCTTTGTGCAACCATTTACCTGAATCTAAGACAACCATCTCGGTTAGCCTTCCGTCTACGTTTTTATTACAAATAACGCAGAAAGCACTCAGCATTATTGTCAATGAGCATCCGCTTCACGAAGCCATTGATCTTCCCATAAGCCTATTAATGATTCGTTACCAATATCATCAAAGTAATAACGCTTAGCGTTACTATTGTAAGTCCACCCGTACCATCTATCTCCTTCTGACCATGTTAGATTAGTTGGTCCTTCTTTTTCATATTCCCACATTGATCTGTCTATGGACTGGTACATTCTTACCTCATCAAATACCGCCTTGCGAAGTGAATCCCATCTAAATATTCTATTAACTAACCAATCAATCATTTTCTGGATCCTTTTCCCATGTAAGTTTTCCATCTTTGTAAACTGGCCAATACCCTAACGAACGCCAGTCCATCTTCATTATTTTAGGCTCTTTCATTAGAGATAATTCTCATCTGCTCCATAATTAATGCTTGCTTTCTTTCAAATGCACTAGATTGAGGCTTGGATGCCAGCCTTTTTAAATTTTTCTTTTGGCGCTTTATTCCAGCCTGGGACTTTGCTACATTATTTTTTTTCATATAGTTAGTATACTATATAACATAAATGTAGTCAATAGTTTAAGCAGGGGGTCTAGGCTTTTTCTTGTTGTAGAAGAAATATTGGGAAGAGTATCTTTCGCCAGCAATAATTGGGAGTATCTCGTGCTCATGGTGGGATCTAAAAACTATTACGTCACCAGCAACTGGTTTGTAGACTATTGGCTCTTTTATAAAGTCGCTTTCACAAAATACTAGCTCGCCCCCTTCAAAATCATCATTCCAATAAAAAATTTGAGTAAATTCCATTAAAGATTCACCTGGAGCTGCTCCAAAATATTTAGCAAAATCTCCAGTTGGAACGTCTTGATGCTTTCCTAAGAAGGCACCTGGGCCTCTTCTGTCTACAATTCTTCCATGGTCTAGCGGGTGTGAGTAGCTGACATTGTTAACTTCTGCATTAAATAGCTTTGCCCATTCAAGGTAATTTTCTGCGCCAACTTTCCATAACTCATGATTAATTGATCTTGGCATATGCATTCGTAGTTGATCTACTGGGTCATTTGTGCAAGAGCTGTCGTGCCAAAACTCTTGATCCAATGTCTTCATCATATTTAAAAGCCTTATTCTTGTTTCCTCTGGCATAAGATTTTTATATACTTTGTACGGAAGCCCATCATCGAGCAGCATTCCGTGTATAGTCGATGTATCTTTAGGAGGTGCTGGTTTTAAATTAAGCTTCTCTAACCTATTGTGTGTGCCATCACAATATGGAAACTTAAGGGATCTTCCACAAACACAGTCTCTAGCCATTTATTTTGTCAACATCCTTTTGATAGCAAGATTGACAATAATTACCAGATTCTAGCAAATGGTTTACAGTTAATTCAATAGTTTCATTGCATGTTTCACATTCTATAGTTCCGATAGGTATCATATTGTTCTCCAAGTCTTATTTATCTCATCAAATTTGTATTGATTAGATATGTTGCCGATTACATTTTTCTTGCCACAATTGTCACATATGTCATACAGATTCCCAGTAAATGGACAGCTAGACTCTCTAGACATATGGCCCTTGATCATGCATATTATTCTTTTCATAAAGAAAATCCTTTAAATTTTGTCCATAAAGAAATTGTTTTTCTTGTTCCAGACTTAACCTCTTTGACTTCATGATGGAAGTAAAGGTTTCCAGGAAAAGCAATAAGCATTCCCTTTTCTGGTTTAATTGTTAAGTTGTGCTGCGGGAATACCAACTCCCCGCCTTCAAAATCATCATTTAGATATACGATTAAAGATAGATGTCCGCTCCAAGAATATTGATTTTGATACCAAGAATATACTGGTTCGAGCGGATCAAAAAAATGAGGTTGAATCATATCTGTATGCTCTGGAACAGAGGAACCAGCCTCACGATTATTAAAGTCTACTGTTCTATCTCTTTCAAACTCCCAGCCATAAAGCTTTTCGGCTTCAGATCTAAGCAGGTACTCGTATGCTTTTAAAAGCTCTCTTTGAGAATAAGCATTTTTAATTTTAATTTTTAAATCTAATGTTGGATTTTTGTCAAGGTATAGATCAGTGTAGCTTAAAATTTCATCAATATGATTATGCGGCATATAGTTTTTAATAATTTTTATATTATCAATGCTATTGCCTAATTTTTCTGACATAGGATCTGTTTTTTCTATCATACAAATCATTATCTCACTTTAGAGTAGAAAAGTCAACCAGGATTTTTGGGCAACTCAAATGCATCAAGCATTCCCCATTTAGTATATCTGTTTATCTGAATAGATGGAAGATTAGTATTTAATTCCACGTGCTTCCATTCTGTAAGATTTATTGAGTAGGCCTGTTTTATTGCATCCTCATAGCTATCAGATTTAACCCTTATCTTGTATTCGTCTTTAAGGGTGGCCGTTACCTCAAATAACTTTGACCCCTCCCCAAAAACTTTTTCATCTATCTTGTAATTAAAGTTATACAATTTAATTGTTTGATTAGATATAAAATTATTTGAGCTGTGGAAAGAAATAATGTCGCCAGGGCTAGCACTTATTCTTTTTTTATCTGGGAACCTTAATATATCTGCAGTGTCTTCAAACACTATTTCTGTATCATAATCGCTTACTACAATTACAGATATTCCGTCTCCATCAGACTGTTCATTTATTATTTCCATATTAAACTCTAAATTAAACTTACTTTTACAATGTAAAAACAGTTCATTAATAATATCTGACTCATTTTTATCTATATTTAAATCAAAAAAATTAGAAGAAAAAAATATTGTATTCAAATTACGCATTGTTACCTTTCTTTGCTGCCCCACCTGGCCTCGATCCAGGGACACCCGAATTAACAGTTCGGTGCTCTACCAACTGAGCTATGGGGCATCTTATAACCATTATATACAATATAAATTGTGATGTCAATATTCTTTGCGGTATAATTAGTATATGATAGATCAAGATAAATATAATGAATTTAAAAAAAATCAGGGTCCTATAATTGATGAGGACTTTGAAATTAGAGTCGTAGACGACGTTCTCACAGAAGAAAATATTAAAGATTTGTACAAAATTATTGAACAAAGTGAGTCTACTGTTCAAGCTTGGGGCGGAAGAAAAAGCTGGAACTTAATGGTAGACAAGCATATGTATCAAAGACTGAATCAAGTAATTAGAGATAAAATTGGAATAACTCTAATACTAAAAGAGTATTTCTTTATTAGATACAACCCAAAATATGGATATATTCCTAAATTGTTCCCACATTATGACGATAGGGTGTCTCAAAGAGTAACAATTGACATCCAGCTTAATTCAAATCAAGATTGGGGAGTTGTTGTAGAAGGCAAAGAAACAGTACTTAAATACAACCAAGGTTTAATATTCGCTGGAACCCAGCAGCAGCACTGGAGAGAGCACATTGATTTAAGAGAAGACGCAGAAATTGATATGCTTGTATGCAACTTCTCTTATCTACCAGACAGACCTTTGCAAGAAAATCATTTTAAGATGCAAGATGAAAGGTCTAACTTTTTAATAGATCTCACTGGCATTGGTAATAAAGACGAAAAGTATTCTAGCTAATTGCTATAAGTCCACGGATCTTTTGGGTGCTCACAATAAAACTTTGTAGTATCCACTGGCTTTTGTGGCTCACCTAGATACTTTTGTCCTGGGTACAGGCTTCTAATTGAATTACAAATATGATGATCACAATCTTCCATGTGCATCATTTCTCCCATAACAATAGTAACCTTAGTTCTAGTAGTAATCTTTTGCAGGTCTGGGTGCTTAGATATTTCGTGTGCCCACCCAGTAACTATAAACTCTGTAGGCAATGTTAGATCGCAGCAAAATGATATAAGTTTATTTGCATATTGCTCATTTTGATCTGTTTCCCACTTAAAATCTTTTTCAATAATTTCAAGAATTTTTGGTATATCCTTACCCCAGACATAAACAGTTAGGCTTGTCTGAACATCCTTAAGCAATGGGAATTCAGTATCAACATTTTTAGGTTCAATTGTGGGATGTATAAAAACCCTTCCATTTGATAGTCCGCTTGCTACAAGTGCCTGTATGCCTGCGTTAGGGCCTGGAAGCACCACGTACGGCAGGCTTAGCCTAATGCACTCCTGAATGTATTGTACTCCTGGATCGGATACGGCAACCTGGCCCTCCGAACAAATGATTAAGACAGTTAGCCCATCCCTGATAGAACTAATTACATAGTCTAGCTGCTCCCTATCTGCGTGACACGAATGAAAGCTTTTTAAGATTATTAAATTTTTATTGATTTCATATTTTTCCAATAGTTGATCTGCATATGTTGTCGGGTAGTCGGATAAAATAATATCTGCATTTTTAAATGCATCAAGCATTCTCAATGTTATATCTTCTAAATTGCCTAGCGGCATGGATCCTACAATTAATTTACCAGTCATTTTATTTCCTATCTATACTCTCTAATGTGAAAATCTACTGGTACAAGCCACTCTTGGTCTGACCCTGTATTGCTTAGTCTTTCTTTAAAAAATGTCATTTTGCTTGTTTTCATTTTTAAATCATAAAAATAGCTATCTTCTGTCCATTCGCCATTAATAATATTCATAATATGCTTCATGCTATATCTATTTTGTTCATTTTCATTACCATATAAATTAGACTCATCGCCATTTGAATAGTCATCCATATCTTTTGGAATAGTTTCAAGTAAATTTGGATATCTTTTTTTAAAATTTTCCATTGTCATTGATCTTGCCGCTTGGATGTCTTTAATTATTGTGTTAAAGTCTTCGCTCCTTAGATTATAGTTTAGCAGCATATTGTGATGAATTTTTCCATCACCATCAAATGTTACATTGTCTGGTAGCTTAGTTTTAGTTTTTGCTTTAGCGCACAGCTCCAAATCAACCCCAGTATTCCATCTTCCGCCTCCAATGATATAGTCATCAAACCATAAATGATTTGATGATTTCAGCTCATCGTCCACCTTTTTATAAACCTGCTCTAAAGAAAGTCCTTGAACTGATATCCAATTTAATACACGCATTAATTTGCTCCAAATGTTTGTGCATGATCAGAAACGTCTAACCATTTTTCTAGCCTTTGCCCCGCAATTATATCGTTTACTGTCGCATACTCAGCCCCATTAAATTTAACAGAGTCTGGTAGCTTTACCAAATGGTCCCACTTTTTGTCTTCAGCTAGCCTGATTGCTTCAATACAGGAGTCTATGAGATCAAGGGTGACTGGGGGGTAGTTTGTATTTTGCAAATGGTTAGCAATTTCATTTTTTAATTCATCTATGTTTCTATCTATCATTTTTTCTGCCCCACTTAACTCTATTCCATCCACGCTCATGAAAATAGTAAAGAATTGTTTTTGTAAATACCTCAAAGCTTGCAATTGCTCCTGCTGTTACTGGCTCTTTGGTTATGGCCCATGATATAACAAACGTGTCTGCTGTTCCAATTACACGCCATGTAATTGCTTTTAATGCTGATCTTTGTTTAGTAACATTCATGATGGCCACTCAATATTGTTTGGCTTAGATACAAAGTCCCACACCTTATATGCCCATCTCTTTACGTTTTTGAGTAGCACTAATAGCTTCAATTTCTGCTCCTAAAGATACCTGTTCAATCTTATATCCTACATCACGACCATAGACTATATTCGTAATGTTAGGCATCTTAATTACCATTGCTTTATCCATTACTGGATCCTCTGCAATATATGCCATTACTTGGTCAAAATCTAGTGGGTCTTTATTACTAGTCTTGTACGTATTTCTTACACCAAGCATTACTTGCTTTGTTCGTTCACCCGCCTCTTTATATAAAGCGTGGTGCCCCTCATGCCACGGCTGGTATCTCCCAAGCATTAGTGTAGTTGGCTCCCTCCAATCGTGTAATTGAAAGTCAACACACGCAAGCCTCGCAGCTAAATTTGATTCTGTATTGTCGTCAAACATTAGGTCAACACCCTCTGGGTACTCCCACATCGCAGTTGTATCTGGGAAATCTCTTACGGGCTTTCTATTCATCCAAACAATTTTATCTGGCTTTCCGAATGAAGACCTTGTTTCTTTTGTTGGATTAACAAAATCTACTACTACATGGTATCCTTGCTCTGAAAGAAGCCTAGACAGCGCACCCATCCTACGGGCTTGCTCAATCCTATCTTCTGGGCTAAATCCTAGATCTTTATTTAGTTCTGCTCTTACTGCATCTGCATTTAAATGCACAGCATTAATTCTATCTGCTAGCTCTTTTGAAAATGTAGTTTTGCCAGAACCTGGTAGTCCTATTACTTGAATAATCATTTGTTCATGTCTTTCTTTCTGTGGTGTGGTGTCAGCTGGTCTATCATTTTTTGCCTTAAGTGTTCTGGCATTAACTTTAAAGAGTCTGCGGCTTTATGCCCCCAATGACCTGGGGGTGCCAAATTAATAAGAAACATTACGCAGTAATCATTTTCATCTTCAGAAGTATAGTCTGGCCTAAAATGAATATCTTCTTTCCCGTATAGAAATACTGCAGAGTTGGGGTCGTCTTGAAAAAAATCATCACCAACGGTAAGTCCCCAATCTGGCAATGTAGTCTCTACACATAAATCAATAACATGGGTTGATGGCAAATTATCTAAATGCTTTTTAAGGCTAGGCTTTATGCCATTTACTATTTGGTACTTTACTGCATGTGTATAAACAATGTCTAAATCTTTTGTATTAAATTTTTTATTCGCCAAGTCAACGATCTTTGCCTTTATATTTTCTGGAAAATCAGTTATAGCATAGTATCTACTATAGGCTTCTGAAAAATATATGTTTTCTGATGACAGGTCTTTGAATGCTATTTCTTTTAAAGCATTAAAATCTTCTTCTTCAAAAACATTTTTTTCATAAAATGATTTCACAGATTGTTCCGTTCTTAAGGTTTTTTGTATCTTGGTTTTTTAGTGGGTTTTGGAATTAAGCTTGTCTCTCTTCTTATTCCGTGCTTATTTGTATCTATCTTTACACCCTGTCTTGGATACTTCTTTGGAGTATTAGTGCTGGTAACAGCACCAGCAGGCGCACCAGCATTTGCTGGTGGCACCATGCCAGTACCGTCTTCTTTTTTAAAACTATTACTCATTGGTTAAGCCCGACTCACCATCTCTAGATACATCTGTAATTGTGACTGGGGTAGCGCCTTTGGGGCTACCTAATGTTTCGCATCCGCATTCGTAACACATTAGTTGCAGTTCTCACAATTCTTTACTGCACAATCAGCTTCGCCTCTTGTGTCTCTTGTGCACTCTGCGCCAGACTTTACTGGTGCAGGCGTTGGTGTTGGTGCTACTGGCTTTACAGCCTCAGCGATAGCTGCTTCAATTGATGGAGCAGTTACTTCTTCTTTATCAAATAGATCCATTTTTACTTTGGGCCTTGTGCTGATGGCTGGTTAGATACATCTGATGCAGGGAATGCTGCTGATGGATCGGCAGCGTACTGCTCTCCGATTGTGTGCTGTACTGCTGGCTTTACTTCGTTAAATCCTGTTAAATTCAATCCGTCTGTCATTTTCTTACTCCTATAGGTTATTTATTTAAGCGGGACTAGTATTCCGCTCATAAGACTATTATAGCATTTAGTTGATTAGGATCTGTAATACTCGTGCCAGCATTCATCACATATATCTATTATCATTCCTGCTGGCTTAGCTGCTATCCTTGTTGCTTTTTTGCCACAGCCGTTCCATTCGCATAAATCACCAAGCACTATTTAGATCCTTTGGCTGTTTGGCCACGGTACCCTGTCTTTTTCTTATTCATTGATCCTGGCTTTTTGTAGCCAGACCCATTTGGGGTAGCGGCAATTCTTTGCTCTAAAGCCTTCTTAATTTTATCGTGATGCTTTCCCATTATCTTACCTGCCCTTGAAGTATAAAGTTTTCTTTTTTTATAGAGTTAGTATATCTATCTCTAATTTCTTTTTCTGACTCTGGATAAACCGTAGCCAATTCTTCATTGTATGAATCCATATGTTTTAAACCAGTCTCTGACTGCCATTCTAAGGATGGTATGTCTAGACTGTTGTCAGTATAGCTAAAAAATAGCATATCTAAATAATCACTGTCTTCAAACCTTAGTGGTTTTCTCCAATGAGCATTTCTAGTTATTTCTAAAACAAGAGCGTCATTTGTATTTAATGTATACTCTTTTATTTCATCATCTTGTGCGACAACTATTGGCCAGTCTAAAGTCGACCTTAGCTGTATATCAAACATGAAATGTTCTTTTGTTGGAGGATCTAAATGTGGCCCCAACTGTGGGAAACCAAAATCTTTTGAATATCTTACAAAAGAAACGTATCTAAATTCAGCATTTTCATTAAATTGTTTTGCAAATTTGGTTATTATTTGCTTTAATTCATCAGACATCTCCCAGTCCTGCAAGCTGCATTGAATTCGTCCAAGGTAGTGGTCGACCACCCAATCATTCATATTTGTTTCAATTGTTTCTCTAGAAATATCAGAAAGCATTATATAATTTTTGTTTTTTAATAGATCATCCATGAAATTTCTAAACAAATTTAGCTCTTCTTCAGTTAGAATGTCTTTTATTACAAAAGGGAATTTAATTTTTTTCCCTCATTTCATTCATCATTTCTACCATACAGCTTGGGTCATCATTTTTTTTCTTTGCTTCTGCCTCTTGCTTTAATGTATAAAAATCTTTTTTATTGTCTAAGAAGCTTATTTCATTGTCCTGCTTCTTTCCAGAACCCTCTTCTGCAGATACTGCATTTAGATCTAGCTTGCCCATCTGCTTAACATTATTTTTTGCATACTCTGCACGTTGATCAAATGTTATTGTAGTGTTTTTTGGATATATTAATTCAAGTTCTGCCTCATAGTCATCCATATACTTCAATCCGATCTCCGTTTGCCACTCAAGTGTTGGCGGTTCAATGTTGGGATCCTCAAAGCTTATAAATATCATATCGATGAAGTCCCCATCTTTAAATTTAACTGGGGTTCTCCAATGCGCTTGTCTAGTAATTTCAATACACAAAGAATCATTGTTCTTTAAACTATACCCCACTACATTGCCCTTCTTATCTGGGGCTTCTGGGTCTTCTTCTGCAACAACTATTGGCCAATCTACGTTACCGTCTAGCTGTACATCAAAAAAGAAATGTTCTTTTGATACTGGATCTAGGTGTGGTCCTAGTTGAGGAAAGCCAAATTGATTTGAGTATCTAACAAAAGAAACAAATCTAATCTGTGCGTTGGGATTAATTTTTTTTGCTTCTTCTTTTGGTTTTCTTAAAATTTCTTCTGGCACCTTATGTTCTGGAAGCGAGCATTGTGCTCTTGCTAAAAAGTGATCAACTACTGGAACAAGCATATCGGTTTCAATCTGCTCTCTAGTTATTTCTTTAAGCATTCTCCATGTTGGTGCATCTAATATGCTTTTCATAAAACTATTGGCTGAATCTAATTCTTCTTGAGTATAGAACTGTTCTTGCAATATTGGAAATTTCATTTAAGCTTATTCCCAAATCTTGCCCATAATCTTTCATGTACAAAATACCCTAAAGATTCAATTCCAATATAAACTAATGCCCCAATGCCCGAGTATTCCCAGTCGCCTGTAAATAAATAAATGATTCCAGCAAGCACTGTGAAATGAAAAGCTTCCCAGCTAAATGTCTTTATATAACTCTTTTTTGTAGTTTCCATATCATCTCCTATTATAGTATATCTATTATATCATTGTCCAAGATCTTGCTTTGACAGCCCCCAGTAATAGTTGTCTATGCTATTTTTGGCTAAAATATAATCTATTTCCTCTTTATTTAATGTACTTAATATATCGTTGGTAGTACCGATTGAATTATCTTTACCAATTTTATTGGACTTGAGTAAATTAATATTAAATCTATCATTTATGATGTCTATAACTTTTATATATCCTTCATACAGATTCTCTGTAGCCCCTATAAAAAGAAGAGATTCTATTTTTTCCTTTGCATTTGATTCGGTTACTTCTATATCTGTTTCCATATCAGATACTTCTTTTGTATCTATGTCGTATAAATAGGGGTATCTTGTATTAATTAGATTAGATATTTGCCCATTATTTGTATAGCGTTTAGACTTTTCATCATAGAGCCATTCTCTAAATAAATTTACTGGATCATCTTTGAATTTACTTAATCTTATTAGGTTAAAATCAATAGAATTTGCTTCTTGAGATTGGCTTTCTTTATATAATTTAGAGAACATGCTTACTACTTGATCAACTGGATTTCTTAAAAATGTAATTGTGTCTATGCCTGGATTTATTATTGATGGTGCAATTCCATAATGACCCATTATTATATCGCTATTTGATAAATTTGTATGGTTAAATTCTTTTTTTTGATAGGCTGACATCTCTTTTGTAAATACTTTTAATCTAGAGTTACCTATTCCAGAGCTGTACAGCATCCTGGATATAGTTGTCCCGCCAGTTCTTGGAATATGATTAAAATAGATTGATTTCATAAAAACCCTGGTGGGCTTTCGCCCACCAGGACTCAAATTACTTCTTTAATGCAACCTTCAGCTTAGGAAACTTCTTATTCCATTTAGCTGCTAGTGCATTGTATTCCGCCTTGTATGTAGCCTTAGCAAGATCTGCTGCGGCCTTTGATGAAGCATCTGCTGCAATCTTTGCTGCTGCTGCATCTGCTGACACCTTGGCTGTTTCTGCCTTAGCTAAAGCAAGTTCTGCTGCTGCAGTTGATGCTGCAGTTGCCTTAGCAGTTGCTGCTGCCTGTGCATCAAGTGCACGGCCAGCCTTTTCTGCTGCAAGATCTGCTGTTAACTTAGCGATTGTTCCATTAAGATCTGAAACTGTAAATGATGCAGTTGCTGCCTTAACTGGTGCTGTGAGCCCAGTAACTGTTGCTGCTGATGTGACACCAGTAACAACAACCTGAATTGTTCCTGCTACTGCTGTGGCAAGTGCCGCTGTCTTTGATCCAACTACTAAAGTTGTATCTGCTGCGCCTTCTGCTGTTGTTGTAGTAACTAGGGTCTTTGTGACTGTGCCATCAGCAAATGTTGAGCCGATTACTGTAGCGGTGATTGTTTCACCTGTTGCTACTACGTTTCCAAAAACATCTGTTGCTGAAACTGTGATTGTTGGAATTGTTCCAACTGCTGTTGCTGCAGGGACTGCAACTGCAACGTTTGACGCTGCTCCTGCTGTTCCCTTAACATATACGATTGTTGAATAAGCACCATTTGTAATGGTAACCGTTCCAACTGCTGTTGTGGTTGTGTATGCATAAACTGTAACCGCTACGCCTGCTGAAGTTACTGAAAGGGCTGGAACCCCTGAAGCAACTGTCTTTGGTGCATCTGTTGTGTTTAGTGCTGATACTAACTTAACTGTTGATGATGCAGTAAAAGAAACAACTGTTCCTGTATCTGCTGTTGCTGCAAGTGCGATAGTGTTTCCAGAAGCAATAACATTGCTTGATGGTACTGCCACCGTTGCTGGTGCTGCAGATGTGGTTGCGTTAGTTACTGTTGCCACCGTTACGACTAATGGTGCTGCCGATGCTGGTGATACAGGGACGCTGATAATCGCTAGGGCTGCAGCAGTAGCGATTGATAGTTTCTTAAATGAGTTCATTTAATTTATTCTCCTTATTTCCTCTGTCTCTTGATGAGAACAGAAATTTAGTTTAGTTCTATTACTTTCACCTGGAATGAACAAGGATCTCCGCCTTCATCCCATTCTTGCATTTCTTCTTCTGTCATAGGAGGACCATCGTGTGTATTGCAAAACACATCAGAAATCCATCCTCTGTCATAACCATTTTTGAGCCATATTTCAAACTCTACGTGATTGATGTATCCTTCTTCATCTCCTAGATCCATTCTGATAGCTCCTCAAGCATTACGTGCTTAGGTTTTGCACCAGAAATAGTTTTAACTGGGACCCCAGACTTAAATAGTACCATATATGGTATGGAGGTTACAGAGTATTCTGCTGATTTGATAGGATTCTCATCAACATTTAACTTTCCAACCCATAAACCACGCTCATTTGATATCTCATCTAGTATTGGAGATATCCTTTTGCATGGTCCGCACCACGGTGCCCAAAAATCTATAAGCACCAACTTGTGATTCTGCAGAACAGAATCAAAAGATTCGTCTGTGACTATCAACTTAATCTCCTTTTAGTTCATCCGCTGCGTTATTGAATTTATTCATAAATGTTTGGATCACCCAAACTGCGGTTTCTCCTGCGTTGGCTGACATTGCTTTTGAAGCCTCCTCAGTCCTGTCTTCAATAGCAAGGGCGTTGTACCATTTCTGGTACAACTCCTCACCAATCTCTTTAATAATTTCTTCAAGTACTGTTAGCTTGTTATCCATTTAATCTAGCTAACTGTGCTGCTCGAAGTGCTGCAAGTTTGTCTGATGCTGCTTTGACTGCTGCATCGTACTCAGCCTGCGCTTTTGCAATTTGTGCGTTAACGTCTGCCTGTAGTGCTGCCTTGGCTGCAGCTAATTCTTCAGGAGTCGGTCCTGCTGGTGCTGCAACTATTGCTGTATAGGAAAGCGCTGCGTTGATATTAATTAATTTAGTAAACGTTCCTTGTCTTCCAATTGTAGAAGATGCAGTAGAACGAAAAGCAGTAAGCAATTGATCATATGTAAATGTTGGCTTTGCTGCTTTTAGCTTCATCCATTGCGCTCCTGCAACCTGAATTGCGGAAGAAGACCCAGCGATATTCTTTGAGACATTGCCTGGACCAGCAATTGTAAAAAATCCTGGTGCAAAAAAGTCAAGTATTGCTGAATCATTGTTGCTGTTCGATGAGATTTCGTTTTGTTGATCGACGTAGCCGACTGAGATAGATTCTTCTAGGCATGCTGGCCAATCAATACGCTGGTAATCTCTTCCATTTCCTGAAGGGAAAAAAGTGGGGATACCAATAGCAATTAAATCTTTAATAGACTGCTGTGTTACTGGTGTTTTAGGGCAGTAGTTTGTTCCTGGGGCACCTAGGTTATGCATTCCCTGGGACATAGTAACTGCTTGAATGTTGTACTTTGATGCATTAGACTTTACCCAATTAAGAGCATTGTATACTGCAGCTTCCCCAGCATTCTGACGCATACCAGTTGAAGTATTACCAATAATTTTAATAAAAACAATATTTACATTTGGGTTGGTTGCAACAAATACCGATGTCATATATGTTCCGTGATCGAATCCATTTTTTGATATAAGGCCTGCTGGCATTGATGCCGCCCCAGGTCCTTCCATGAATGATGCACCGTTAGGGCATGTTGTCCATTCTAGGATACATACCTCTTGAATAATTTTTCCTTGAAATGCTGGTAGGGATGTGTCAATTGCTGTATCAAGAATAGCAACTGCTGGCTTCGAATCTGTACGATTCTGTAGTCCCGCTGCATGAGCGGTTGTAGGTACTGATAGTGTGAGTGCGATTAACGCAGATATTAGTTTTTTATTCATAACCTAATTCTACTAAATAATGGCAGGATGTCAAGGGGTGTCTGTTGGTTTTTTGTACCACTTACCGTTATCTAGCGACGGGGCGGTGTCCATGCCTTGTGAATCTAATAGATTAGATAGAGTTGCTGAAAGCAATTCGACATGCATTTCCATTCTAATAACAGCAATCTCAAGCTGCCTTAATCTTTCTGACTTTCTCATTCTTGTATCTCTCTGTCTAGTAGCGTAGGTGCTGTTGCCATGCTTCCGCAGTTAGCACATTCCATATCAAGAAAATATGTAGCTATTTCAAACTCTTCAAATATAACCTTTACATTCCATATATTGCATCCGCATGGGCATAGGTGGGTTGGTGCTCCTCTTAAATCCATCGCATGATCATAATTTTCTGGTTTCAAGTCGCTAATACTTAGAGGGTACTCTCTCTTTTGTGACTGCTCCCGTAGTTCTTCTAACTTGTTAATATAATAAATTCCAAGAGTGTACCTTGCCCTCAGCCATCTAAAAGATGAGATAATAAAAAAAGCTATTAGTATGTAGGCAACGGTTTCCATGATTCAATTATACACTAAACTTGGATGTATGTATAGGGTGCTGCTACGCTCATATTGAACTCGGTTGCCGCTTCTAATGCTGCTTTTAATCTAAGCTTTGGGTTTTGTTGCTTTTTTGTTGCATGAAGGGCTCCAAGGGCTATCTGTCCGCCGCTTCCTTCAGCCATGTAGTTTACAATATTTTCTCCAACATGAAAGTCTTCATCTATGGTAAAGAGTCTACCGCATACTCCAACTATAAAAATTCCACCAGTATCTTCTTCTGATGCGGAGCCAATACTTCCATAGCCATGATCTTTAAATGCAGCCTTAACAGAATCAACAAATTTGGTTCGCATAAATTTATCTAACCCAGAGTTAGTTTTAGTTGGTGTATATTTTGGAGGGGTCCACATGTACTGTAGAATTTGTCCCATACGAAATGAGTCTGTAAATGCAATTCCGTATTGACCGTTTTTAAAAACTTTTGGTTCTTTTCTTGATAGGATCCAGCCAGTTTTATCGTCTGAGGCGGCATGGTCAGACCCCATATACACAACCCCATTTTGGGCGATAGCAACAATACAAGTCATAATATTAGTATACTATTTTTATTTTTGTAGTGCTAGTGCTCATCAGAATGAATTTCTAGATGGCTTAATTTAAGCAGAGTTCCCTCTAATTCTGCCTTAACACGAATTAATTCCTGTAAGGCCTCAAAGTATTTGTCTTTCCATTCATTTAGATCTTTTTCTAATTTATATAATTTAATCTCAAGGTCTTTTAATTCCAATAGGAGTTGGTCGTGTGCCTTTTCTACCTGGCGCTCCGCCTTTTCTTTTTTTGACCTTCTAGCGCCTATCTGTGCTGTTAGTAGCCCACTTATAGCGGCTGCAAAGAGAGTTATTAGTATCTCAGTTAGAGGAATATTCATTATATGAATATTATACCGTACAATCTATATTAAATTAATAACTCAGAGGCTGTTATATCTACGCCCACATACTTCTTTTTTGCAATATGTTCTTTTACATGATCAGAGCCATATTGTCTTCCTGCTAAAATAACTATCCATCTTGGTTCTAATTTGTTGTCCGTACATGATTTACACAGCAACAAATTTATTGGTAGCAAAACAGATTTCTTTGCCGAAAGCTCGTTCTTGCTTTTATTGCAGGAATAACACAATACTTTATCCATGATTTTTTCCTCCTGGCTTTCCTTCAAGCTCTACTCTTACTCCGTATGATTCCAAGATATTCTTTACCATTTCTACATATTCTATAACTCTGACTCTCATTGAGCCGTCGTATTGTGCAAAATTATTCTCATATAATCTGATTGCTAAAAAGTCTGGGTACTTAACTATATCCATTTCAAGTGTTGAAGTAGGTTTTTTAAGTTCTCTTATTTTGAGCGCCATTTCTTTTGTGTAGAACGTTGGCTTATTTGGCTCACCTGTCCATTCGTTAATTCCGTACTTAAAATGGTTTTTATTCTTATCAATAAACATGCTTTTCCCTTATTCGCTTCCAAATATCTTTTGTTTTGTGTGCATTACGTGCTTTATCTGTGGACCCTGAAGCAAGGTATATTCCGCCCCAGACTCCGTAGTCTGAATTTTCTACACCACTTTCATGACATAACTTTATGACTGGGCAAGATAGGCATGCCTCGTCAATACTCTTTGCTACATTTATATCTGACTCGTATTTATCAAAAAATAAATTAGTGTCCATCCCATGACAAAGGGCTAGGTCCCACCATTTAATATTATCTTGCTCAACACCTAAGCTATTTAAAATATCTGACATATTTTTTCGGCAGTTTCCAGATTCCTTTTTTATCGACAGAAATTTTTTCTGCCTTTCCCCATGTATTGTTATAATACATGCCTTTTGTATCTGTGTACCCGCCGTGATCTTTTTTCCATATAACTAAATCATAGTTGTTCCAAAAAGATTTTTGTACGCTTGATTGAAATTTTTTGATAAATATTTCAACACCTTGTTCTGTTAAATTTAGCATTTATTCCATCTTTATAATTATACAATATTGACAAAGTGATGTCAATAGGATCTTAATTGATTTGTGTCTTCACCTTCATTAAGCCATAAATTTTTTGAGGCTTCAGGGTCGTAGATCATTTCTTTTTCTGGTGCGCCATTATCAAATGTGTACCATATTGGCATAGTGTATCTTGTGCCAGTCATTACATCATTAACATAATGTAAGTAGTCATTATTGGCTGGGAACACAGCAAGGTCTCCAGCAGATGGCTTGATTTCTATTCCATATTCTGGCCACCCTATTTCCCCACCAGTATAATCTTCATTTGGGTATATCAATGCAGTTAAGTTTAATTTATAATAATTAGACTTCATTAATGGATCCCCATTTGGATACTGGCAGTCTGAATGTAGTTTAGAGCCCATTCCTGGCCTCCATTTAATAAAATGTAATTCGACCCAAGGCTTTCTTTTAATCTTTATATTATACTTTTGACAAAAGTTTTTTTCAACAACATCATATATTCTTTTTTCATATTTAATTAAAAGCTGTGCAACTTCTGGATTTTCCTGGCTGGCTTTTTCAAAATTTATCATTTTGCCACCAGAAAACTCTGGATCATCCTGGTGTGTTTTTAAATAATTGCTGATGGCCAACAAGTCTTCTGGTTCTAAAAAATTTTTAATGTGTACTACGTTGTCTTTAAGCCTACCTATTTTGTTAAAATCCTCGGCGTAATAAGACCAAATTTTATTATCTTGATCGCTCATCTATTTTCCTTAATCTGTTTAACAAAATGATTATATATATCATTTTGATCATCTGGGTTAATCTGTGCTGGGAAGAAGTACTTAAAGTCCATTTGTGATAGTATTTCTGACGAGTCTCTGTCCCATGTTGTCCAGATTAGATCTATTCCAAGGGCGCTGCAGTACGACTCTAAAATTCTAATAGATCTTACATATCTTAATAGCAATAAGTTTAATGGAACATCATTTGGTATAGCAACATCGTTATGCTCTACGCCACCATTTCCTTTTAGCTGTCTATACATCTTTGGCTTGTAAACTTTGCCATCTGGCCAGTACCCATAATCTCTTATTATTTCTGGCATAAGAACAAACATTTTGTATGGTGCCCCATATGCATCAACATACTTAATTAAATTTGCAATAATTTTTTCTGGGTTTGCTCCTGGATAGGAGATGTTCCTGTACGTGCCAACGGATCCTAGTAGGTAGCTGTACAACATGTAAGCCCAAGAAAATTTCACCTCATGGCTTATGGCCAAAGAATACTCACATCCAGCAAAAAGTATGTGATCTTTTTT